TATATCTCTATCAAAGATGTAAAAATTGGAGATAAGATACAAACTATTAAAGATGGAAAATTATATTATACGGAAGTCTTAAATTTTATAAATCAAGGCAAAAAACAAGTCTGTAAAATTATGACCGTAAGCGGTGATATAATAAAATGTACTTTAGATCATAAAGTCTTAACAAAAGATGGATGGAAAGAAGCAAAAGATTTAACTATTAAAGATGAATTGGTTTCTAATCATCAATTGGGCAATTTCGGAAATTTTAAATTAGACGATGATAAATTAGCTGCATTAATAGGATATTATTTAGCAGACGGAAAAGGAGATAGTCCAGTATTCGTTAATACTAATATAGATTATATAAATGAATGTAAAGAAGCTGGGGAATTATTTGAAAATTGTTATCCAATAATTAGACCTAGAAGTATGAATGGTAAGGTAAAGCTCCAAGGCTATGATTTAATTTTTACTTCTAAATCTAAAAATCCAAAATTAAAAAGACCTTTTTTAGAATTTAAAAAAAGATTTGGTTTAAATAAAAAATCAGTTGATAGAATTTTTACAGAAGAATTGATGAATTTAAATAAACATCAAATGTCCATTCTTATTAATAGACTATTTGCTGGTGATGGTTGGGCAACTTATAGAAAAGACAACAGAAGACCAAACACTATCATATATGAAATAGGTATAGGAGCACCTAATTATTGTTTCTTAAAACAATTAGAGTATATTCTTAAAACAAAATATGGGATATGCTGTAAAGTTCAAAAACAAAATAAATATATCAATGGTTTTTGGAAACTTAGGATACAAAAAAAATCAGAAGTTAAAAAATTTATTGAGGAAATAGGAGTTTTTAATAAAGATCAAAAAATTATAGAAGTTTTAAAAGAAGATAAAAACTTTTATAATCATCATTCTTCTAATTCTAAAATAAAAAAAATTGAAATTCTTGAAGGAGAAGAAAATGTTTATGATATAACCACAGAAACTCATGATTTTTTAGCAAATGGTGTTGTAGTACATAATTGTGGTATGTCTACATTAACAAGCCTTATTTTTTTCTGGAAGGCTGTGCTATTTCCAAATGAATGGCTTGTTGTAATTTCAAAAGACGGTAAATCAGCTCAAGATTTTTTGGAAAAAATTAAAACCAATCTTGAAAATATACCTGAATGGTTTGGTTTGAAAATTACTAAAAATAATGTTAAAGGTGTAGCATTCTCAAATAAAACCAAAATAGATACTTTTGCTAGATCTAAATCTGCTGGTCGTGGTACTTCTCCTACTATGGTTATTCTTGATGAGGCTGCGTTCTATCTTACTAATTCAATTATTGAGGGTATTGTATCTTCTGTTATGCCTTCTTTGTCTAGAACTGGTGGTCAATTATTCGTTGTATCTACACCAAATGGTTCTGCTGAAGGAAGCGAAGGTTATTGGTATTACAATCAAGTTAGACAATTACAAGAAGCTGGTGGTGTTGATGGCCTTGCAAGACTTTATGATGTTGCTTGGTGGGAAATTTTAGACTATCCTGGAATTACCCCTTATAAAGGATATAACGAAAAAGTTCAAGGTTATATAGACAGAGACTATTTTAACCATCCAGAGGTTAAAAAAGAAGCATATGCTTTCTTTGATCCTATAGCTAAGGATCACTGGAAAGAAAATGAATGGCTTTCTTATCAGATGAGTACTGCTGGTAAGGTCAAATATATGCAGGAAATCTTACAGAACTTTGTGGTTACTGGTAATACTGTATTCTCTGATGAAATTATTGATAAAGTTTCTACTGAAACAAAAGTTCCTATAATAAAAGATTTATTAAATGACAGGCCTCTTAAAAATTTATGGATTTGGAAAGAGCCTCTATTAGATCATAAATATATATTAGGATGTGACGTTGCTAAGGGAAGCAGTGATGATAGTAGCTGTATTCAAGTAGTAGATATGTCTACGTATGAACAGGTAGCAGAATATTCTGGTAAATGTACTACTATTGATTTAGCTAAGTATGCTTATAGAATAGGAGAATATTATAATTGGGCTTTTGGAGTTATAGAATGTAACTCTATTGGAGAAGCTACATTTAGCGAATTATATTATAATTTAAATTATCCTAATCTGTTTAAACAAAAAAAGGTTAAAAATGGTGAAGAAGTAATGACTGGTTGGATTACTTCTACAAAATCTCGTGATTTAATTACAGATAAATTTATAGATTTTTATTATGATGAAACAATGTGGAAAAATTATCATCCTTATTCTGAAAGATTATTAGACCAAATGAAATTTTGGATATGGAAAGGTGGTAGACCAGATCATGCTGGTAACGCTCATGATGATAATATTATGGCTATGGCTATTACTTTGTTTAATATTTCAGAAGGTATTAAAAGAATTCGTGGCGAGGACGATACATTCTTTATAGGTGAAAATGGCGAAAATATTACTATGAAGGATAATACAAATACCAAATTGGCTGATAATTATTTAAGTTCTAGAAAAAAAGATGAAAACGTAAATGAAAATGTATATAGAAATATGGAAAGAAAAATGTATATGCAGGCAGGTATAAATCCAAGTGATGAGAATGCTGCTGATACTTTAAAATGGTTAATGAGCTAATATTAAAAGGTCACTAAAAAGTGACCTTTTATTTTAAATCAAATTATTCTTTTTAATTACTTCTATTATTTGTTCAGTTCTTTTAGACCAGTCACATTTAGCTAAAAGTTCATCATATTTTTCAGAAGGGGTTTTATGATTTTCTAGCATTGTATCTAATGAAAGTTCGCCATAATCCAAAGGAATTACAAAGTCTTTATAATCTTCGTAATTAGGTAATTGTTCTTCATGAATTAATGTTGGAATATGAGCATTTACATAGTTAAAGAATTTGTCTGAAAGTTGTCCAAGAGTAATATCATCTATTTCTAGTAGACATAATCCAATATGACACTTACAAATTTCTTTATGAAGTTCTTCTTCACTCATCCAGTCCTTTAAAATTAATTCTGGATACATTTCAGCTGTATTTTTCTTCATTTCTTCATTTTCAAATCCAACAACTTCTATATTCCATTCTGGATTTATAGCCTTCAATAAAGCAATACTATTGAAATCTACTTTAGCCATATTATGACCTACATAAATAGCTGTTTTAGTTTCATACTTATCTGTATAGACTTCCTTTACAGAACATCCATTTGGTATATAATATTTATTTATATCTTCTGGAAGATTATTATAAATATTTTTTGAGGAACATATTACTGGGAGTTTGCCTACTTGTTCTGCTGTAATTTTTTCCTCTCCTTCATCATATTTATCATAAACAATTCTGTCTGTAAACTGTTTAAAATAAGAATAAGCTTTTCTCTTACCCTCTAAATTAGGAGAATCAATAATTACTAAAGGTTTATCTTCTATCAAAACTTCTTTTAATGTTCTATCACCTTGAAAATAATGTTCTATAAAATTATTATCATTTACAGTCAAGACAGAAAATTTTTTATTTAATTCATTTATTACTTTTCCCCTTCTGTATACAGGATATACAAATTCTCTATCTTCTACATAATAAATTATATTATATTTCTTTTTATCTATCATAAATGGACAACAGCAGTCACTATCAATTTCTATCGGAGAAAAAGTAATTTTCTTTATTATTTCTTTTTTATCTTCGGATAGATTAAATAAATACCTAAATTCACTATTCAATAAATAATTTTCTAAATCTTTTCCATTTTTACTTCTTATATTAAAAAGTATATCATTTATTATTTTTTCAAAATTATTATTATTAATAAAATAATATATTATTTTTTTCATCTTAACTCCTTTTTATTTATTGTGAATTATTTAGTCTTGTCAAATCTGTTTGAGCAGTTATTTCCATAATTGCTTCGTTGGTAATCCAATGTGTAGGTGTTCCACGACCATTATATCCCATATATTCAGAACTATTTACATAAACATCTATTGTATCTGTTTTAATTCTAGTTCTATAAAAATAGAAACTATTATTCCATTCTGGAATAATCCATTTTTGATAATCTTGTGTCATTTCACAAGTATTGGATACACAAAATTCATCAGGACTACCGCTATAACTAGCTAAAGTAAATTCCCAATATGCTTTAAACGGCATTTTAAAAGTTATAATTCTTTTATTGCTTCTATCAATATAACTGGAACCACCACCTGCAGATCTTCTTTGAATAAATTTTTTATTTTTTAAAATTTCAATTATTGGTTCAATTTTTTTTGCTTCTTCATATAAATTTATATCATAACTCCAAACATTATTAAATCTTTGATTTCCTTCTTTATCCATTAAATCAATATGATATTTAGGTATTTCACCTAAATACTGATTAGCTACAATCGGTTCATTACCATTGTCACCAGTAGCCAACATCATTTCTCCACGATTATTATTGGTTTCTGAGAATCTTACAAAACCAGCGTCACTACCATTATTATCCTCTCCAGCACCATGAATTGCCATAGAATCAGATAATATTTTGTTTACACCAGATTTATATTTTCCATCTGGATCTGTATCTCCTTGATACATATCATTTATTGTACTCATTTTTCCTCCTTTTATCTAGTTTTTAGAGTCCAGTCTGGCAATGGATTTCCATTATCATCATGCGTAAAACCTGCCAAACTAGCAATAGTATCATAATCATTTTCTTTTGTTATATTAGATATAAAATTAAAAATTTGACTTATATTAAGTCCATTACTATATACAGTATTAAATCTTTGATTTCCCTCTTCGTCCATTAGTTTTATAGAATGAAGCGGTTCTGTATCTAGATATTGATTTGCAATTATTTGTCTTATACCAGAATTAGAACCAGTATATAATTCTTTACATCCAGTATCAGCATCTTTCTCTATAAATCTTATACCAGATTGATAATCTTTAATCTCATTCTTAGTGATTTCCATATTATTTATCTTTTCAAGAAATAAGTCAAGTAAAGTTAATTATTATTTAGGAGTTATTTAATGATAATTAATGGTAAAGAAGTAGAAATAGACTTTAGAAGAGCAGCTCAAATACAAGATAAGATAAATCAAGTCCAACAACTACCCGATAATACAAAAGTAGAGGTAAATAATAAGGAATTAAAGCAAATTGCAGACATCACAACCAATACTTTTGAAAATTTTGATGGATATGGTATGACTAATAATATGCTTTTGACTGGTAAAAAGTCAAAAGAAAATAGAAAAGATTACTATACTACTTATGAAGAAATGGATGAAAGTAATTTTATTCACAGAGGTCTACAAATTATTTCTGATGATTGTACTCAAAAAAATATTGAAGGTCATGTTTTAAAAATATATTCTGATGATGATGAAACTAAAACTATACTAGATGAATTATTTTATGAAAGAATTAATGTAGATAAAGAGTTATGGTCTACTGTATACGAAACTTGTAAATTTGGTGATAATTTCTATGAAGTAATTCCTGATTCTTATAAAAATCCTACAATGATAGCAAGAATTAGATATTTGGAACCAGAAAGAGTTAATAGAATTGAAAAAAATGGTAAACTTGCTTTCTATACATATACTTCAGATACTACAGATCCAGAAGAAGTATTATTTAAAACTCCAGATATTCCTTCTAAAAAGAAAGATGAAGATAAAGTAATTTATAAATTAGAACCTTGGCAGATTATTCACTTTAGAATTACAGACAAGCAATTTCACCCATATGGTGGTTCTTTGCTTAAAGCTGGTGTTAAAGCTTTTAGAAGATTACAACTCCTTGAAGATGGTATTACTATTTATAGATTAGCTCGTGTTCCAGAAAGAAGAGTATTTAAAATTGATTGTGGTAATCTTCCACAATCAGAGGCTAATAGACAAGTTCAAAGAATTAAGGATAACTATAGAACAACACAAATTCTTGATGATAGAGGAAACATTAATAGACAAGCTTCTGCATTATCACTAACTCAAGATATCTTCGTTCCTGTAAGAGAAGGTTCTAATGGAACAGAAATTACAACTCTTCAAGGTGGTACAGCTTTAAATAATATAGATGATATTAGATATTTTAGAGACCAAGTTCTTTGGACTATGAATATTCCTCCAGAATATCTTGGATTTACTTCAGACCAATCTGGTGGTTCTCAAGGTCGTGGTTCTTTAGCTATGCAAGATATTAAATTTAGTAGATTCATTGAAAGAATACAAGCTTGTATAGAAGAAGGTCTTACAAAAATTGCTGCCATTGAATTGTTCTTTAAACGTAAGAAAAAATCTGATTTAAAGAATTTTAGAATTGAACTTACTCCTCCATCTAATATTAAAGAAATAATGGACTTGGAATATACTACTAATAAAATGAATTTAATTCAGTCTATGAATGGAACTGGATTATTCCCTAAAAAATTTATTTTACAATATGTTATGAGATTAACAAAAAAAGAAATAGATAATTTAACATTCTTTAAAGATTTGGAAAATCAAGCAGCTAATGCTCAAGAAAATGGAGCAATTGGTGGTATGATGAATGCTGGTGGCATGGATATGGGTGCTGCTGGAGGAAGTATGGATACAAGTACTCCAACTGGTGATGCTAATGCCGCTGGAGGAACACCAGATACAGGAGCTGCACCAACTCCTACTGCTTCTATTAATACAGAAGATTTGGAAAAGAATTTGGTAAGAATATTTGGAAAAGATATTCTTATAGAAAACAAAGAAGATTTTGTTAAGCTTGTAAAGGCAGCTGAAGATTATAACAATTCTTTACTCAAAGAAGAACCTAAAGCTGAAGAAATTATTGATGAAAATGTTACAAATTCAGAATTTATAAAGAAAGTATCTTCTATTATAACTGAAAATAAAGAAGTTATAAAAACAAACGAACAAGCAATTAGCTTAATTTATGAAAATGAATTAGGTGGATTAAATTATGACAAAAAAAGTTATACTATTTACGAAGAGCCTAAAAAGAGAACAGGGCCAAAATCTGGTAGTAGTCCATTTTTGTATGAAGAAGTTTCATATAATTTAACAAAATAAAAGTTAATAGTGTAGTTGAAAAACTACACTATTTTTTTATGCAATACGAAAAAACAATTAATAAAATTTTACAAAGACTCTCAAAAGAATTACCAATCGCAGAAGAAGGAGATTTATTAGAAACACAAAAAACAATTTACCCACCAACTTCTGTATCAAGAGAAGACAAAAATATAATAATTGATAGTATAGAGGTTACTCCTCCTTTGGCTTGTTCTCAAGAATGGAAAAAACTTTTAAGAAAAGAAAAAGCACCTTTATGTCAAATATATAAAGATTTATCAAGGGGAGATATATTAAGAGTTAAAAGAGTAGAAGAAGGTAATTTAGTAGTTGAAAACTTAAGCATAGACGATGAATTTCGTAAAGAGTTTAAAATTGGTAAAATGGAAATCGCAAAAAAGAATTTTTCTTTGATAAGAAGGAAAAGCATAGAATTAGTTAGAATACTTGAAAAAATAGAAGAGAACTAAAAGTTCTATTTATTTTATTAAAGATAATTATATAAAATGGAGAAAGACATATGAATATAGGAAAATTTAATAATACTTTGCTATTGAGCAATAAAAATATTGAGAAACTCGCTAAAAAGTATATTAACGAGTCTTCTAATGCTGCTCTTATGGAAATGTTTGAAGATAAATGTATTTTAGCAGACCATACAACTGGTCAGATTTTTGAAGCTGATTATTCATTTGATGGTGAAACATTTGTTTTTGAAAATTTTAACGAAATAGAACTTGAAGAAAATAATTCTTCTTTGAAAGAAGCTATTGGCGATTATTTTGATGACAAAAACATAAATCTTACAGAGGCTTATGAAAGTTGCAACAGCAATTCTTATGATGTTTTTGATGATTCACTTTCTGAAGCTTTGGCTGGTAAGAATATGGAGAATGTAATTGATTATTCTTCTATTCTTGGAATTAATGAAGAAATTGGAGATTTAAAGGAAAACAAAATTTTCAAAGCTTATACAGACAGAGTTAATTCAAAACCAGCTAGTTCTATCAAATATTTTGATTGGAAGAATCCTGTAAAAGTTTCAGTTCTTGATGAAGATGAAAATACTATTCTTAATAAATCTATTTTCACAAAAGCAAAGAAACTTAGAACAAATGTAGAATTTAAGAAGAGTTTAGCTGAAGCTGCTAAAGCTCAAATTGAAGGTGATAGCACAATGCTTGAAAGTTTAATTTCTGAAAATAGTGCTATTGTAGCTCTTACAGAAGCAGAATTGAAGGAACTTGTTGGTATGGCTCTTATCGGTGATAAGAAGCTTATGGAAAACAGAAAGACAATTTCCGAAGCTATTGAAAACTTTATTGATAGTGATCTTGCTTTAAGTGAAAAGAAATCTATTGTAGAAAGTGAAGAAGCTTCTTCTGGTGAAGATGAGAATGATGCTCCTGAAGCTTCAGAACAGGATGTAGAGGCAATCAAAAAGGCTCTTGAAAAGGCTAAAGAAAAGGCTACAGATGAAAAGCTTATTTCTAAAATTGATACTATTATTAATTCACTTTCAGAAGCTGTTGAGGAAGAATACACAGATGTTGCTTCTTTGAAAGAAGCAGTAATCTTGCTTAATATGTAATTTAAAAATAATTTAAAAATATTAGCCGCTTTTTTAGCGGCTTTTTTTATTTAAAGTTAATTAAAATAAAGGAGAAATTTTTATGAATATAATGGATATTTTAAGTAATCTACCAGATAATAAAAATAATCTAAGTAATAAAATAGCAAAAGCTAACGAAATTAGAAGAATTAAATCTAGAACAATTGATTTTATTTCTCAGATTCTTAATTTTGTTGGAGAAGAAAATAATTATATTTCTAATGGTCTTTCTTGGAGTTCTAGAACTGTTGATGAACAAAAGATTTCCGAAGAAGACAAAAAAGAATTAATTAATGTTTTGGTTTCAGAAATAAAATCATTACCAGAAAAACTTAAATCTGAGTTAAATAATTTTTTTGAAGAAACTAAAGAAACTAAAGAAGATGAAGATAAAAAAACAGATTCTGATAGTAGTGCTACTGTTACCGTTTCTGCCGAGCCTGTAAAAGCTTCTACTATGTTTGGGTATTAATATGACTTTAGAAGAATTACTTAAAGAAGAAGAAAATACAATTTTTGAAGCTTCTATTCATGGCAGAAATAGAAAAGCCAAAAAGCGTCATAACAAAAAAGAAAATTTTAAAAACGAAACTTCAAAGGATCCTGAAGAAAAACCAATTTCTAGAGCTAGAAAACATAAATTCCCAGAGTGGCAAGATGATGGTAGAAATAAGTTCAAAGAAGGTAGAGAAAGAACTGTCTCTGCTGTTATGAATTTATGTAAAAAGAAAGGTGTATCTATAACATCTGTTCAGGCTAGAGATTATATTTATGAAAAATTCAAGCAGTGGGATAGCCATTCTAAAGAAGCTGATTGGATTATAAAACTAGAAAAAACTGCTAAAAAGAAATTTGGGTATGATGCAAGAAAATATGCTCATATTAATTTAGGTGATACAGTTGGTTTGGGTGCTAAAGGTGATCCAGAATATGAAGGAAGAGCTTATTTCTTTACTGGATTAATTAACGGTTTTGCACATCATTTTTTAGAAGATAAATAGAGGAGAATATAAATATGAATTTTAAAGAAGATGTAGAATTTTATTTGAATTCAAATAAAGGTTTTGATTATTATGGTTTCAATGTAGCAGAAGGAAGTGTTGCAGAAGAAGATAATACAAAAGAAGCTGATACAGGAGCAGAAGCTTCCGTAAAAACAAAGAAAAAGGGTAAGAAAACTTGTCCAGAATGTGGAAAGGATCCATGCGAATGTCAAGCTTCTAAAAAAACAGAAACTCATGGTGAAGAAGATGATGATGGTTGGCACGCATCAGCTGGTACACCTCCTGCAGATTTTGGAGCTACACCAGAAGAAATTGAAATGATTAAACTTATTAAGAAAAATGGTGGTCTTGGTGGTAAGTTTGTTGCAGAAACACCTGAAGAAAAAGAAATGCTTAAACTAGCAGCAAAGATTGCTGGTAGTAAACCTAAAGCAGCTGTAAAAGATGATAAAGGTGCAGGTTATGCTCCTTCTTGCAAAACAAGTTTAAAAGAAGAAATTCTTAGAAATCTATAAAATATTAAGGCTGCTTTAAAGCAGCCTTTTTTCTTGACAAGAATTATTTTATACATTAATTAATATATATGCAACTTAAGCTTAATGATTTAACCCTAATAATAAAATTTGACAATGAAAAAGAAAGAAAATTAATAAAAAAATTTATAACTTTTAAAGATGACAAAGCTGCTTTTTTTGGAGGTAGTTTTCATCCAGAAAGAGTTAAAGACGTTTGCCTTGGTAAAGAAATAAAAGAATATTTTGTTTGTTTTGCAGGTTTTACAAGGGAGATTATAATTTTTGCAAAGCAAAATAATATTTCAATTACTAAATTTGAAGATTCTAGAACTCACTTTTCTTTTCAAAAAAAAGAATATACTCATGATGAATTAAGAAAATATTTTAATCCTAATTTTAAATATGTAGAACATCAAATAAGAGCTTTACAGGCTATGATCAATACAAATACAGGTATTATAGTAGCTCCTACTTCAGCTGGTAAAAGTTCGATTATATCTGCTTTTATAAGACTTACTAAATTACCAACTTTAATTCTTGTTAATAAAGTAATGTTAGGAGTTCAGCTAAAAGAAGGTCTTAACAAAGATGGAATAGATTGTGGCATTTGTTCTGGTAAAGGAATTGTAGATGGTAATTGTATGGTTTCCACTATCCAATCTGTAAAGAAAATTCCCAATCTTTCAAAATTTAAATGTGTGCTTATCGATGAAGTACATAATTCTAGTAGCTCTACTTTTCAAGATTTTCTTAAACAATTTGGTTGTGCTTTAAAATTTGGTTTTTCAGCTTCCCCTGCTAGAACTGGTGATTATTTAGGATATGCTAAAATTAGACAATTTGTTGGTTCTCCTATTATAAAAATAGAAAGCAGTGAGCTTCTTGAAAATAAGGTAATGGCTAAACCTCATATTTATTTAGTAAAAAATGAATGCAAAGAAGATGAATATTTTGATTATGCTACTGCTTATACAGAAGAAATAATTAATGGTTCTAAAAGAAATAATATAATTAAAGATATAACAGAAATTTATAAATCTGGAGTTCTTATATTAGTTAATATAGTAGAGCATGGAGAAATTCTTCAAAGCTTAATTCCTGGCTCTATGTTTATTGCTGGAGAAACTCCTTTGGATGTTAGACAACAAGCCATTAAAGATTTTGATAATGGAGATTTACCAATTTTAATTGGTACTACTATTCTTCAGGAAGGTATTTCTATTACTCATATGAAAGCAATGATACTTGCTTGTGGTGGTAAATCAAATGTGGCTGTATTACAAAAAATAGGACGTTCATTAAGATTTAAAGAGGGTGAAAAAACAGAAGTAGATTTTTATGATTTTATTGATACTGCTAAATTTTTATCTAAACATTCTAAAATGAGAGCAAACTTATATAAAAAAGCTGGATATAATGATATAAAATTGCTAAATAGTGATTTAACCCCTATTGACAAAAAGAAATAATATTTTTAGAATTAACTAGGAGTAAAATATGATAGTTGATGAAACTTATAAGTCAGATGAAGATATTTGCAATGAGATTATAAATTCAAACCTTTCGAATAAAGCAAAAGTAAAAGCTATTCAGGCTCTAAAAGGAGAAAAAGAAATTAAAGAAGAGCAAGACGATGAAATGGTTCTTTGTGACTAAGGAGTAAAATAATGTTTGAAAGATTATATTACAGTACTACAGACGAGCAAGAAAAAAAAGATATTCTTCTAGCTTTTAAAAATGAAAGCAAATTTACAAAAAAATTTCCAATAGTTAATGAAGAAAATGAAGAAATAGCAAAAATTATTAAAATTGATACTTACAATACTTATTTAGATTTTTGGTTAGATAATTATTTACAAGGTAGTGAATTAAAAAACAAAAATGGTCAGATTGTTGCAGTAAATTTGTATGATAAAGAAAATTCTAAAGGAGTTAAACAAAAAAGAGTTAGGAGTGTAGTAGCTTGAAATTTTATATAGAATTTGATAAAGATGATAATTTAATTGATAATGGAATAATAACTGAGAAACTTATTAAAACTTTTAATTGTAATAATGGCAGTAATACATTTTTATCGCAAGACTTAAAATTTAATCTACATAATTGTCTTGGAGTTTCTATGACTATGAACTATGATAAAAATAAAATAAAAGCAGAATTTATACCAGAATTTATAGATTAAATTAAAGCCCGCTAATTAGCGGGCTTTTTTATTAAGTTAATTTGTATGAGAGTGAATTATATTTATAAAAAGAGTTCAGATATACATAGTTTTTCATCTACTGGCTCTAATACAGAACTAAAAGAATATATGAATGATTTGGTGTTTTATTCACCATTAAATGATATATATAGAGCAGAATATGCTTTATATGATAAAGCTGCTATATTTGAGAAAAAACCTGAAATATTTACTGGAGGAATTTTCGGTTCTTATTTAAAAATTTCAGACAAATATTCTTTTAATATAAAAAATTTTGATGCTATTGATAATAATATTAGAATTTCTTTTTATCTTGGAACTAATAAATTAGTAAACAATTCTACAATAGGCTTAAAGAAAAAAGACAATTTTCCCAAAGAAGGTTTACCTGTAGGTTCATATTCATTAGTGGTAAATGTAGAAGGGCAACCAACTGCTACTATGATTTTAAAAATTACAAAACCTTCTGGAATTAAGCAGATAAAAAATAAAATTTTATTTGAATTAGATCCTATTATTTACCCTTTTGAATTAAACTCAGCAAATAAAGAAGAAGATTTAATTGTTTTACAAGCTCTTAATGAAGGTAGACATATAAAAGTTTCTAATGGATTGGATGGTATAGATTTATTAAAATATTTTGATGTAGTAGAAACTGAATATGGTGTAGCCCCTAACTTTGACAATACTATTTTTACTTTTAGAAATTTAGTAATAGAACATATTAGAAATCTTGATAACGGTAATGCTAAATCATTCTTAAAATTTACTCTTAAAGGAGAAAAAGATCAAATAATACAATTCCCTTGGAACAATAATGCTATTAATCTTGATAATATAGAAATAGATATAGACGATAATTTAATTTATATTTATTTGAATGGTGAAGTAAAAGCTGTAGAAGTTTTACAAAATAAACTTATTAAAAATGACAACACATTAATACTAAGTGGAGATAATAGATACCAATATTCTTTTGATGAACTAATTATTAATAAAGCTTGTGTTCATACAAAAAGTTTTGAATTAGACAGGAAGCAATTAACAAAATATTCAACAAAAAAGCCCTATATAGATTATTATTTTAATTCAACTGATTTAAAGAAAGGTATGAGTTTAAATACCATTTCTCAATCTGGTATTCACTGTTGTTTATGTGATAATAATAAATACTATTATTATAGTACTGGAGCTTGGAGACAAGCTAGTGGAAATTTTAATCAAACTAACGATTGGTATACATTTGCAGAAAAAATAAAAGAATTTGATTATAGTAGCGGTGAATTTTTTATAAGATGTTTCTTTGTTTCAGATGGTGTTAATATTTCTTATATGGATGTACCATACTTTGAAATGGAAGATCAAAGTTATGAAGATAAACAAGGAAATATTTCAGCCATTCTTATAGGAACAAAAGAATGGAGTCTTGATGGTGAACCTCTTAAAGAAGATTTAACAAACAAAACTCTCATAATTACTACAGACCAAGGAACATCAACTATTAATTTTGAACCATTAGATACTGGATTATATACTATTCAAGATGTAATGGATACTATTAATGATTATTATCCAGAAGGTATTACTAAGTGTTCAAAGGATAGTGAAGACAGAGTAATGTTAATTTCAGAAACTAAGGGTAAAGAAGCTTTTATTAATGTTTCTGGTAATGCTGCTCCTATTATTTTTGGTGAAGCTGTTGCTGCTAATGGTAAAGATGCTGATGCTGGCACTATAGATTATTCTAAATTTTATGATGCTGTAAGAACATATACTGGCTCTCCTTTAATTCCTATGGAAATAACAGATGAACAAATGAAACTTTATTTGAGAGAAGCATTAGCTTATTACAAGAGGTGGAAAGGAGATGAACTAAACCAATATACTTGCCAACTTAAAGGTAACTGGCAAGATGGTTGGGAAATACCTACTGTTATAGAAACACAAAAGGATATAGTAGATATTATATTTAGACCTATTTTTCCTATTACTTTCTATGGTTCTGATTTTATTGATAGCGGTTCTGAAAATATTTTTGCTCTTACGTTAGCTGAATCATTATTTGGTGGCAGAGGATCTATTAAGAATGGTCAAGGAATTACTCAAGATTACTATATAAGTCTTATGGCTATGCAAGACTTTAGACAAACATTAGGTCTTAATCCAACTTGGGAAATTTTAAATAATAGAATTTATATTTATCCTTCTCAAGTAACCAGATTTACAAACGTTTGTATTAAATATAAAGCACCTCTATCAGAAGAAGATTGTTTAAAAGATCCAGATATGATTAAATATGTTCATGGTAAGTGTTTGATGACTATGGGTAATATCCGTGGACAATATGGTTCTGATTTAACAACTGGTGAAGCTAGTTTAAAATTTAATGCAGATGCTTGGTATGAAAGAGGAAAAACTTTTGTAGATGAAGTTATGGAATACTGGAAAAAATCTCAACCACCTATGGGATTTTTCTTTGCTTAAATGCCATTTTTTAGATATTCTTCTAAAATTCTTTCTATATTGTCAAATTCCCAATATGGTATTACTAATAAGGTAATACCATTTTTTTTAGCATATTTTCTTTTTAACCAATCATGATGAAGTTGTATGTGAAAATCATGAGTTGATTTATCAAATACATTTTTATAATGTTGCTCACCATTATATTCAATAAGTAAATTATTTTCTGGAAGATAAAAATCGTAAGAAAGTAAATTTTTATCCTTTAAATCTTCAAATTTTTTTTGATTATCAAATTGTATTTTGTTTTCTATTAACCACTTTTCTACTCTTTTTTCTCCTTTTGAAAAACTACAATATGGACAGCCTTGAAAATTATGTAAAATGTTATTTGGTATTGCTTTCCAAGTTTTTCCACATTTATCACATTTTAAAATTAAAGGTTTAAATATACCAATATATTTTGACATTATTTTAAAATTTGAAATTGTGTTTATTTTCTTCAATATTTCTTCGTCAGTATATTTTCTACCACCATTACAAAATTGACATCCTCCTTTTCCTACAATATGATTATTAGGTGTTTGCCAAAAAAAATTATTACATATGTTACATTTTATTTTTACCTTGGTATTCCAAGATATAACATCGGAGTTTGAATAATCGTAAGTATTACCGTATTTTTTCTTTCCTTCTCTTTCTAATTTTTCTTTAGTCCATTTATGGCACAAAGGACATTTTGTATTTTTAGAAAGTGTATCTTTGTTATGTATATAGTTTTGATTACAATCTGGACAGTGGATTATCACTTTTGTTCTTTTTTCAAAAAGAACATCAACTATGATTTTTTCTGTATCTTTTAATTCTTCTTCTACTATACATTTTTTACAAAGTTTACTTGGCTTTTTTCTTTCTCTTAATAATTCTGAAGGGGTTATATATATTTCTTCTTTATGTTTTTTACAAATTATTTTTATTTTTTCAGTTGTTTTTTTAATTTCTGGAAAATCTATAAATTCGTTTTTAAATTTTTCTTCTATTTTTTCTTTTACTGTCATAATTTAATTTTAAACTTTTTTAAATTTAAGTCAAAAGATAAAATATATAGAGAGGATATATGAATACTTTAAAAGAATATTTTAATACATTATCGTCATGTTATAGAATTAAACCTGTAAATAAAGCAACTAATACAAATATTGCGGATAAAAAACTAAATAAAGAAGATAAGAAAAAAAGTAAAAAGAAAACAGATTTGGATTTTGCTACTCTTGTTCAACAAGAAACCAATAAATTAAAAGGCATTAAAGAAGAAACATCTAAAAAAGAATTAACACCAGAAGCTAAAAAAAAGAGAAAAGATAGAAGAGAAGAATTTAATGAAACTCTTATTAATAATTATTACAATACTTTTATTAAACCTATAGAAAAAGCAGCTAATAAAAAATTCAAAAGTAATAAAATTAAAAAAATAGAATTAGAATATGCTCTTAATAGAGTAACTAGAGTTAAAATTTATGACCATAATGATAATTTAATTCATGATGAAAAGCTTGAAGCTAAAATTATGAAATATGCTGAAAATAAAAAAGAAGCTAACGACCACAATTCTGATGTAAGATTTAATGAACGCAAAAAATCAAATATGCATGATAATTTACTAAATAGAAGTTTGGGTGAAGAAAACTATTTTAACTACTAAAAGTTAATAATATGGCAGAAACTACAAATTTTAACTATATAGATTCTTTAATGAACTCTACTAATGTTCAGTTCATGGCAGATCAACACGATCATGCCATTCAAACAACTGGCAGAAAGTCTTATATTTTTTTATTAGATAAGGTAGAAACAGAATTATCTGAAGTATATAAAGAAGAAGTTCATGGAAGAGTTTATTTACCACATTTTGAGCAAAGAGCACTTTATAAAACAAATACTTTTATATCTTCATTAGATGCTGCCAATTATACTGAAAAAGAAGATAATTTGGAAATGGAATTTGATTTTGGTAGAATGGTTCATAATATTAATGAACTTAAATCTAAAACAGCAGGCAAACTAACATTAATTAATAATAGCAAAATTCCATTAGAATTTGAAATAAACGAAAATTTAATAATTAGAAATTATTCAGAAATATTATACAAAAAACCAATAGAAGGTAGTGTATATAATTTTATTAATGAAGTTATGAAAGAAACTAGTTTAGTTAAATTTGAATATTCTGGAGATAGTGAAGTATTGGATTTCTTAGAAAAATTAAATTTTAAATTATTACCAAGAAGAAAGCAAGAAATTATATTAAATAACTCTATATATAAAAATACCTCAGATGTTATTTCTCATGGTACACTTGTTTTAAATGATAGAATGAAGCTTTATCAAGTTGTAGGAGCATACCCAAAAAATGATAGTTATGGACAATATATAAGCTGGAATGTTCAGTTACAAATATTCAATCTTGCTAAGGCTGATGGTTTGCCTAATGATTTTAAAGAACTTATAGAAGAAAACCAATATGGTTTAGGGAAGATAAGAATATGACAGAAGATTTTATAACATTAGAAGAATATGCTAAATGCGTTTATGATTATTTAAAATTGGTTGCTCATGATTATCAAATGGCTTCAAATGATTCTGTTAGAGTAGCGTATGCTACTAATCCAGTTGCTTATGCTAAAGAACAAGAACATTTTGCTAATGGTAGTAATGTTGGGCCTTTTATTACTTTTTATCAATCTGGTATAGAAATAGATCATAGTGTTCAAATGGGTGCTTGGAAGTATTTAACAGTTAATAGAAAACAAGGACATTATTTATTTAAAGCCCCTATAATTTGTAAAATAAAATATACAGTTACTATCAATGCTTTAACAGAACTTCAGGCAGACATGCTTCAACTTCAAATAATGCAAACTTCTCCTTTCCACAGACCTTATTATACTAAATTTAATGGTCAATTTGTTTTAATAGAAAGTTCCGATCCAACAAACGTAAGTTCTGTAGAAATAGGAGATAATGCTGATAAAATTTCTAAAAGAGAAATTACATTAACTATAGATAGAGCTTATTTATATTATGATATAAAAGAACTTAACGCTGGTATTATTAAATTTAAAGCAGATACTAATAATGAAGATAGACCAGGAGTTTATGAAGAAAAACAATTAGCTAATGGTGCAGTATTAATGAGTGATGGAAGTATTAAAAATGGAGAAATTATAAAAAATACTTCTAATGGTGCTAATGGTTTCTTCTATTATAATATTGTTGATGATGAGGGTAATGTAATTGATGTTGTTAAGAGAGGAACCTTAAAGCTTTCTTTGTTTACATTAGAAGGCGTAAAAAAACCTTAATTACAATAGGGACAACCATAACCATTTAAATGATTTTCTGGCAATTGTTCAAATATTTGTCCACATTGTTTACAAATAATTTTTACTTTTGTTTTATTATTTCTATATTCCACCAATGAATAATCATATTTTTCATGGTGGATTTTTTTTGCTTTTTTTATAAATTCTTGTTTAGTCATTGATTTTGATTTGGACATTTTTTCTAATCCACAAAATTTACAACCTTCAAACTTATATAGCATATTTGCTGGTAATATAGTAAATACTCCATGAATCAAACAATTAACTTCTATAGGAGTTCTTATATTAACAAAATTTGTATTAGAAAAATCATAATTATGATGTCTAACCCTGTTAAAAAATTCCTCTTTTTCAATCCTTTTTCTTCCCATATAATTAAACTTACAAATAAAAAAGCCAGGATTTAACCTGGCTTTATAATTAACGTTTTTTAGAGTTTTTAAGCTTTTTTGTCCAATCTTCCTCTATACTGTATCTTTCCATAACAGTAGGAAGTTCCTTTTTTTCTTCTAATATTCCATCAAAAGAATAAAGTTCATTTTCGGCTTTTTCTTCAGTTATACTATCAGAAAAAGTTTTATCTTTTTTATTGGAAGAACCTATGGTAGTATTACTACTAGTCCAATCATGAAGTTTTTTGTCTTCTCCAAAAAATTGGGGTTTCATAAGTCTTCCATTACTAGTCATTGTAACTACCATATTTTTCTCCTATTGAAAATTACTCTCCAGTTGTTTCTGGAGCCTTGTCAAAAAAGGAATGTGTTTCTAGTCTATTATGGTTACTAGTTGTTACTGGAATTCTTTTTCCATCTTCATCAAAAGCATCAAATGTAATTTCATCATTTGCACCTTTAAGATCTTTTGGATATACCTTGTCTAGACTATGAACTTCATTAAGCTTATCTTCTCTTGTCTTATCTGCCATATTTATTTTCCTCCATTTGAAAATTATATATAATTATCTTTATACTATCCATTTTTCTACTTCTATTATGTTACCACCAAATGCTATTTTATTATTATTTAAAGAAATATTAGAAATGTTTATATTTTTTTTAAAATTAATATCTTTATAAAAAATTCCATTATCTTTTGTTAATTGACATATGCCTGTAAAAATAATATTTTTACTAGCATCTATTTCAAAAATTTCTGTAGAAAATTTATCTTTTTCTCCTTCTGTTTGTGTGATATTTCCTTCTAATACTTGTAAGTTTTTATTAACAGTTAAATCGTTTTTTATTTCAGTATTACTGTTAACAGTTAAATCACTTTTTATTTCAGCAGTACTATTAACAATTAAAGTATCAACAATGGTTCCACCTTCTACGATTAATTGTTTATTAATAATTGCATTACAATCAACAGTTAAATCATTTTTTATTTCGGCATTACTATTAACGGTTAAATTACCATTTATTTCATAATCACCTTCAGAATAAATATCTTCATTAAATTTAACAGGTATATTAAAATAAACTTTACTACCTTGCGTACCATTTACTTCCATACGTCTAGTATTATCTTCATCATTTCTGATACCAGTACTCATCTGAACGTAAGCTTCATTGAAAGTAATTTTATCATTTTTTATGTTAACATCACCTACACACCAGTTTCCCTTTATAACATCTCCAGTTTTAATTAAATTGTCAGTTCCAGAATATTCATAAAGAGCATTAGTGTTTACAAGATTTGTATTACCTTTTTCAATTTCTTCATCTTTTGTTGTAGGATGTCTCCATTTAAGTTGACCATTTTTATCATTGGCTGTTAAATAGTCTTCTTTTTCACAATTTTCATCAACTATATTTAAACTAAGATTATTTTCATAATATGATTCTTTATTTTCAAAAACTAAATGTTTTGAATTAACATGAAGTTTAGGTTGAATATATTTTTTTAAATAATTCCAGAACAAATATATTTGTTTAATTAAATATTCTTTATATAGAATTTTATTATTCCTGGTTTTCATCTTCTACCCCCTTTGGATTAATCAAGGTTCTAGCATATTCATCTTTATCATAAATTTCAGTTACTTGACCATTATCTTTTTCAAATAATTTTGTTTGAACTGGGAAATAATAACAATCAACAGTTTTATAACTATATTTAAAATTATTACAATAAAATCTCATAGCATGACATTCGCCTTGAGCAGTAAAAATTTTCATATATTTAGTTGGTTGTTTTTCCATATAAGCTTTCATTTCGTCCCAACCTAAGAAAGAAATAGGATTAGAAACATAAGAATCCAATCTAGTAATTTCTTTTTCAAAGTCTATATCTTCTTCTTCAAAAGCATAAGAAGGACAAGAGAGTAATGCCCAAGCTTTGTTATCTTCTTCATTAACAACCGAAAAAATATAATATTTATTATCCTCATCTATAGAATTACTATCATATACAAAGTAAAGACCATTAAAATCTACATGATTAGGATTTAATTCGGCAAATTCTGTCAAACTATCTATAAAATATTTTTTTGAAAAAGCTTTTTCTTTTAAAATAGTATTAATTTGTGGTTCATCAGTTGGAAGATTTACATCCAAATTTAAATAATCATCACCAAACAATAAAGCAAGTTTCTTTTTTTCTATTTCTGCTTCTGCTTTAGTATTATATTTTTTCTTTAAAAAATTATTTTCAAACGAGACAATATTTTTTGTTACCCATTCTTTATCTACTAATTTTTGTTGTACTTTATTTATCATATTTCAATTCTCCAATAGCTACTAAATTTTCAAAATTTATATCTTCAGTTTCTAAAACTATATCTGTTATGCCAGTAGAAAACTTTACATACAAAGCACCATTATCTAGTTTAACACAGTAGTCATTATCTGTTTCTTGTCTTACAAGACCATAACTAATAGTTGCTTTTGGAATTGAGATAGTTTTTTCTGCATTAGGCGTTAAAAGTTTATCTGGGGTTTGAATTTTATGAATTGGAATATCTACTATTAATCCACCATTATTTTCGAGTTTTAAATCATTTAATTTTGTTTCTGTTATATTTGTTGGAACATAAACAGTTCCGAGAGTTCTATCTGTGGCTTTACTTACTTTAATAGTTTCTATATATACATAGCCGTCTTTTTTATCTAAAAGAACATCATCTACATATATACCTTTAACGGCATTTAAATCTTCTATGTCGTAGGTTTCTTTTGTTTTTTTAGATCTTACTCTTGTAATGCTACTCATTCTTATCCTCCTATTTATCTTTTTAAAAAGATAAATAGGAGGAAATATATGATAAATTTAGTAATTATAGAAGAAATAAAAGAAGCCTTTTCTCAATATCATAAAATTATAAAAGACGCTTTATGTTCACCAGAAGAATTAACTGATTACTACATAGGTCTTTTTGAAGAGAAAGAAGCTTCTTCTGATGATTCTAGTGATTAAACAACTTCTACTGGATAATTAAAGAAATGAACCCATTTTCTTGGTGAACCAATTCCTTTCATACAAGCTACAAAATCATCTATCTGAAAATCTACATCATTGCCACTTACTGAAAGATTGTATTTTTTATTTTTCATATCATATCTTCCATAAGTATCATCTGCAAATACTCTTAGAGGCGACCAGCTTTTTCCTTCATCATTTGATTCAATTTCTACTCCAGTAAGAAGAAGAAGATGATTAATAGGGTTTTTAGGATTTCCAAAAGCAACAGAAGTAACTACAGGCTTCTTTTCTGTAAGTTCTTTAATCATTTCTTCGACTGTTGTATCACTTTTAAAATAAGTAGCATCTGGTTTTCCTACAAACTTATTAACTGCAAAACTTAATACAGCATGAACTTCATTAGGAGGATAACTATCTTTAAATATATAATCTTTTAGTGGCAAAGAAGGGCTTTCTTCAGAAATCTTTTTTGTTTCGGCAATCCACTGATCAAACATAGGTCTTGATAAATTTTTATAAAAATCTAATACTTCTTGATCTGTATAACAAAGCATTGTAAGCTTATCTTCTGGCTGCTCAAATTCTGGGAATATTTCATCTGGAAACTTATATCCCATATAATCCAGACCCATTACCATACTTGTGGAATTACAAGTATTTTTAGGATTAACCTTATTATTTAATTGAGAATAATTCTTTTTCCCAATATCACATCTAATTATTTTCTTTACTGACATTTAAATTTACCTCTAATAAAAATTTAGCAAATTAATTTATTTTGTCAAGTTACCAAACCTTTATGGTATTAATTACTCTTGTAATATTTTCCTTCAATGTATTAATATCTATAAACTTTTTAGCTGGTTGAGGATTTAAATACATTAAAAAAGTATCCCTTTGATCGTCAGAAGAAAATCTACCTTGTATATTTGTTAATCCAGCATTTGCTATTTTAAAATTCGAATGTTCTATTAAATAAGTTCTATATCCTTCTGTAACTATATATGGATTATTTGTTCTTAAATATTGAAAAAACGTTAGTGGATTTGTTACAATTCCATTCTTTTTCATATTTAAAATTGTATTCATTATATATTTAGTATTGCCTTCACCTATGGCATGAAGTTGAATTCCATGAACATACATTTTTCCATTTTTAGCATAAGTTCCCAAACATAAAAAAGTAGGATGAGGATCACTTTTCCAGTTAGAATATGTGCCAGTTAATATTACTCCAAAAATATAACTTTTAATATTATTTTGAATTGTAGCTGCTTGGTTTATACCTCTTATTCTTGTAATTAAATCAGAAAAAAAGCTCATATAATTATCTTAAAGTTAAAAAAGAGGATAAGAAATGGAATATAGAGTAAACAGTTTTGATATAGATGGAAATTCTGTTCTTTTAAGAGATTCTGTTCTTGAAAAAGAAGTTGATAAATTAAAAAGTGGTAAAATGGGAGCTTTTTCACCAGTTTATCCTTTGGAAATTAAAAAAGGAAAACTAGAAATAGATTTAAGTAATTTTATAAATAAAGCTACATTTAATTCTGGAGCTTCTTCTTTAAGTGATAAAATTTCTGCATTAGACACTAAAACAAAAATAAATTTTACTACTTTAATTAATATTTTAAACATTATTTTTGGTAATAAAATTAATCCAGAAAATATGTCTTATAAAGATTTACCAGATTTAAGTGAATATCAGAAAACAATAAATATTATTAATAATACTGCTACTTCTAATATTACAGAAACAAGAAACAAAATTAATAGTCTTAAAAAAGAAAAAGATGAAGAAGTGGCTGCAATACACGCACTTATAAAACAGCTTGAAGAAAAATTTGATATTAATGTTCTTGATTTAGTTCATAGATTGGATATGTTAGATAAAGAAGTATTTGAGCAAAAAGAAGCTCATACTGATGACGATGGAACATTTAATTCTAGATTGGATGAATTAGATGAAAAGATTTCGAAAATCCATGAGGCATTAAAGAATATAAGTCCAAAGAACTTTGAAGATATTATCGGTATTCAAGTATAAAAGAAAAGGCTGCCATTTGGCAGCCTTTAAATTTACATATAACAATAAAAAAAAATTGAAAAAAATAAGCCGACACAAAACACTGCTAATGAAACCAGTATTCCATTATCCGAAACTTTTACCACGCTCCATGGGAGACAAAAACCCATAGATATTATCAAACAAAAAAAGACTAATCCAAAATCCTACTACCATATTTTTATGATATTACTTTTTTATTTTTTTGTCAATTTTCTTTTGTAGCATCCCATAAATTAGAAAGATTTATTCCTACATCTGCACCATTCTGTGTATTAACATAAATTCCAGTATTACCTATAATTTGTTTTTGTTTAGCCATTTCTAGTTTAGCCTTAGCAGATGCCAAACTTGCAAGAGCATTAATCATCTCTACTTTGATTCTTTGTGAATCCAATAAAGCAACTTTTGAAGCATCACTTCTATCCTGTCTTAAAGCAAGAGGCTTATAAAATAGGTCATAAATCTCATCGGTTTTTTTATCTATTTTACTCATTTGTTTTAAAGCAATTTGAGTTAAATCTTCAATAGAATGTTCTTGAATTGCTGCTTGTTCTGGAGTTGTTATTTCTTTTGTTTGTTCTTTTACATTTGCTAATTGTGTATCAATATATTCAAGTGTGTTTTCTATTTCTTCTTTGTTAATTTCTTGTTCTGGTTCTGAATTCATAAATTCAGCAATCTTATCTAAATCAATTTCCTGTTCCATCTTCTGCTCCTTTTTCTATTAATTTTTCTAAGTAATCAATTATTTTTGTTTTTTTTGATTGATTGCTATTCATATATATCTTTTTTAAGATTGGGCATCTTAAAATCAATTTTGTATGCTTTCTTCTTTTATATAATTCTTTTGATTTTTTGTCATAATATTCTTTATTTTTTTGCTTAATAAGTTCTTTATTTTTTTGCTTATACAAGTTCGTTATTTTTAAAATTTTTTCTTTATTATTATTTATATATTTATTTTGATATTCTTTGTTTTTTTGCTTATATGAAGTGCTTTCTTTTCTTTTTTTATCATACTGTTTTCTCTCTTCTTTGTGTGATTCTCTGTATTGTTTTTGATAATTTACTATATTTTCTTTTTTTGAATATTCTTTCATATATATAGCAATTTCTTCTTTATGTTCTTCTCTATATTGTCTTGCTTCTTCTTTATGTTCTTCTCTGTATTGCTTTTTATATTGTTTTATTTCTTTATTTCTTTGCTCTCTTTGTTCTTTTGTTTTATATTTTAATCCACTAAAAATACAATTATTTAAAAAATAACTTTTATTAATAATTAAAGGATCATCAAAATTGTCTTTTATTAATTGATTCTCTATTATCAAACATTCCGATGGATCTTCTATTTCTATAATTTTCCAAATGTCATAATTTTTAGTATTTTCTTTAAAATCATTTTTGAATTCTTTATTTCGAGAACTTGTAAAATAATTTTTTCCTAATATTTTTCCAGAACATTGGCTTCCTATATAAAATCGCTTTGTTGTCTTATTTTTTACTAAGTATATATATGGCTTTATTTCATCCATTATTTATTTCTTTCCCTTTTTCAATTAACTTATCACTAGCGGTTTTTTTGTTTTGTTGGTAACCATGTTTTTTTTGTCTAGTCATCATTCTTTCTATATTACCAAGCATATCTGTAAACATTTGACCTCTTTTGGTTTCTCCAGCAGTCATATATTTACCTATTCCTTGCCAATAAGCATTTTCTATTTGTCCAGTAGATTTTAATTCTCCTACCATTTTTCTTTCTATTCTTCTATAAAATTCGTCTGCATCTACCATATATTTAACTTAAAGATAATAGGCAGGTTATTTAACCTGCCTATTTTTTATTTTCTTATTAAATCATAAAATTCTTCTTTATATTTACTTATTTCTTCTATAAAATTTTTATATTCTGAACTTTTATAACTATATTCTTTAAAAGCTGAAAGTAAATCGTTCTTTCCAACTATTTTTCTATTTTTAACAATATATTCTATTAATATAGATGTAAGTTCTATATAGCGTTTTCTTTTTTTACCTATATAATGTTTATTAATAATTTCTAAAAATGTTTTTTCAAGTGAATCAAATAAGATAGGGTAATTTACTTCGTTAGGAGTTGATACTTCATAACAAACTTCTATATCACTTGTAATTCTATGTTTATAATTTTTTAATGTATAATTTAATAAATGTCTTTTGCAAATAATACTAAAAAGATCAAATACTGAACCTTTTCCTGGAACAAAGTTTGGCAAGTAATACCACATAGCTTTTAAAGCTTCTGCTTCCAAATCTTCTATTGGTTCAAATCTCCAATAACGATATTTATTAATAATAGCTTTTGCAATTAAATAGAGATTTGCCATTATTTCTTTTTCTACATCTTTCGAAGCATTATCTCTATTAACACAAACTTTTTTACCTTTTTCATTAATTTCGTAAATAAGGAAAGGCTGGTATTTATTCATTAATAAATCTTTTACTAATTCTTCATCAAAATACATTCCTTTCTTTTTAGTTTTTAAGCTGTCTAATATAGAAGATGATTTAGGTTCTTCTAATTCTTCGCAACTTTCTTCATCATAATTGTCTGTATAATTTTCTTCTATATTATCATCTTCATATTCATTATTGATATCCATTTATTTGTAAACCTCATTATAATATTAAACTAATAAATAGTTTTGTCAAGTCAAAAATAAAAAACCCTAGCCATGGAAAAAAGCTAGGGTCAGGATAAGAATAAAGGATTTTATAATGCTTTTAGCATTTATGCTTTTATTTTAATATATTATATTTTTTTTGTCAAGACTTTTTTCCTACCTCATAATTTCTATATTCAACAATCTTTTGATTTACTCTTTCCAAATTAAATTTGGTTAAAGTAACTATTTGATTATCTACTAATATAGAAGAACTTAAATTTTCAGAACCTTCACTTTTCTTAAATCTTACTCCAATAGAATCATCCTTCTTATAACCAAAATAAATTTCTGCAAAAATCTTGGACTTTTTATCAAGCTTAGTTTTTAATTCATCAAATTTTTGATTAGCACAAAGCATAATAACTTCTTTAGAGAAATCATCAAGAACATTTACACCTTCTTTTTTAATATCTGCTAAAATAGAAAGAATATCTTCAAAAGTCTGAATATTATCTGCTTGTTCTGGTTTACAAACATATTCACCTTTAAAATTACGCATTATTTTTTCTTCAGAATCTTCTGCAGCACTTTCTTCTTCTGTCTGAACAGAGGCTAAAGCTTTCTTTAATTCTGCATCACTACTAGGTGGTTCTGAAGGAGCTTCTCCATATTCTTTCTTTAGATCATCAAGATTAGAAGAATTATCCTCTGACTGAGCTTCTGGAGTTTCTTGTTGAGGAACTGGATTTTCAACTGGTGGTGTAGTATTATCCACTGGTGGAGTTGAAGTATCTGTAACTTCAGGGGCTGGAGTCTCTGGTGAAGGTGTAGGTTGTACTGGTTGTGTTTCTGGTGTTTCTTCTTTTGGTTTAATTAAATTAAGACTTATTTCATAAAAAATCTTAAGACCTTTTCTAACATGTCCTTCACCTTCTACTAAAATTTCTTTATCAAACAAATCTTTAAACTTCATCCTCTTCATCCTCTTTATCTTCTTCTTCTAAACTTTCTGAAATATCTGAAAGTAAATTAATAAATCTATTAAGATCTTCTACACAAGGGAAGAAATAGTCTCCTACTTTTACAGTATTATATTCATTATTAACTATAATATCTATACTTCTTCTTCCTGTCCAATTAAACTTTTCTAATCTATCAGTTTTTAACATTTATTTAATCTCCATTTTTTTTAACCAATCTTCATATGCTCTATCAAATAATTTATTTATACCTTCTGGTAATTTTCCATCATCAGTCATATATCTTACTACTATTCTTTCTATAGCTCTTTTAAAAGTATTTATAGGTTGATTATCTGTATCATAACTATTTACAATTTCATCTATTAAAGAAGCAGAATTTCTTAATAATTCTTCAGCAGTAGGTTTTTTACTATCTTCCTTTCCATTTTCTTTACAGTATCTTTTTAATTCATCAAATCTAAATCTTGCTTTAAAGAATAAAGAAAGTCTTGGTACTATTTTTCCAAATAAATTATTATCTGAACAATAATCAAAAATATAAGATATGTATTTCTTTTCTTCTGCTGAAAGTTTATTGTATTCTTTTAATTCAAATTCATTAAGAATATATTCTGAACCATAATAATTAAGATAATCTTTTTTGTATGCTTCTAATGGTGAGTCTTCTGTAGTTTCTACAACTTTATTTGATTTGATAATATGTTTTTTAATTACTTCTTCTTTTTGTAATTCTATAGAATCTGAAATTTTCTGTAATTTTTCTTCTAATGGTGAAAGATCATAAGAAATTCCATCTGTTTTAAAAGTTCCAGTTACTGGATCTTGGCTTTTAATTGTTGAGAAATTCAACAATCCTTTTTCTTTTAAGGCGTTTCTTCTTCTTGAAAGGGTTTTTGTGCAAACTGTTGCATCTAAATCTTTATCATGAATTGCATAACCGCTTTTATTCTTCATGATTTTAATTAAAAATAATAATTCGCTATCAGAAATATCTAATTCTTCTTGGTAATCTAGAAGTAAATTAGATACCATAACGAAACCATTCCTCTGGATATAGTTTCTGAGAGGAGTTGTGTAAATTTTTTCCATCTTTTCTCCTTTAGTTCTTACGCTACAAATTTATATTGCTTCTTTATTTTTGTCAAGATTAAAATAGGTTGGAAGCTTTTCGTTTATTGAGTGTAATTCTATTTTTTTATTATTTATAAAATAATCGTTGTTAGCAAACCATAACAAAATTTTTTTTGAGTAGGCTTTGTGTTTGATTGCAATTTTTAGATCTTTCTGAAGGCTTAATTTGTAATCTTCAAATTTAATTATGTTGAAGAGTTTTTCATAACCTTCTATTAAACTATCTCCTTCTTGTTTATTTATAGATGAATAAACAGCATCTTCAATTTCTGAAAGAAATTTATGAATATCAGTCATTTTTACCTCGAAGAATATAATTTATATTTAACTTAAAATCAAAAGTTTTCTTTTGATTTAAAAACACTAGCTATATATTAATAGTATTACTTAGAACAGACATTTGTGTCCTGACGGAGAACCATAAATGTCCGCTCGGTGAATTCTATTTTTTTAAAAAAGTTAAAAATATATAATGGAGAAGGATATGGCTTTAAAATTGCTAGAAAATATAGTAACAGTTCCAGCTATGAAAAATTTCATAAACACAATTTCAAAATTATTCAGAACTGAAAAAGTATTAGCAGATAAATCAGAAGTAACTAAAACTAATATAAAAGAAGAAATCGTATTAGGAGACGAAATACCTCCAGAAGATGAAGAAACAAAACCTTTTTATTATGTTAATGAAAATGGAATAAAGAATATAGACTTTAAAAATATTAAAGTAAAGAACTTAGGTGAATTTACAGATTATGTTTATATAGATGTTAATTTGGATGGGCTTCAATAATGACTTACTTAGATTTTATTAAATATTGCGAAATTCCAGGATATGAACTCAAAGATAAAACTCTTACTTCTTTAGATAGAAGTATGACTATTAAAAAAGCAAATAGAGTATTTACTTTTATTTTTGATAGAATTTTAAGGAAAAATAGTATGTATGTTTTAGATAATAAACATTATAATAAAGATTTTATTTATTCATCAGAAGATGGTAGAAGCGGTCACGAAATTGATTCAGTTTGGGTAGAGAAGCGTATATATCAATTAGGTTTTAAAGGTTTTAAATTTTTTTATACAGATGGAAGAGAACCTTTTAATGTAAGAAATCAAGAGCTTAAAGATGATTATGGGCCAGCTGTATATTATTTATTGGCAGATAAAATTGATTATATAACATTTTATAATGAAAATATGCTTTTTGATGTTCCTAGAATTTATTTTTACTGTATTGAAAAAAATGAAAGAATGTATGATTGGCCCGATATTAATCAGCTTTTGTTGGATAATATTGATAATATTAGAGATTTTGATAATATTAGAAGTGAAACAAATGAAGAAATAAGAATAAGATTCAAAGATATACCAGAAAATTTTTGGTATTTAAGAGTTAGTTATTTAGAACTACCTTATATGTCAAAGGGACTTTGTGGAAAATATCATAATTATTCTAACTCTACTATAGATAAAATATTTAAGTATTTTAGAAATGTTAAGATAAAAGATTTTATTTCTAATGCTACTTTTACACAAGGAAAAGCATTCAACGAAGGAACTGTTAGTTTTAATTTAGATGGAGAGGAAATATCAACAAAATATATATATCCACAACCTTTTAGAATAGTACCAGATATTTATTTTGCACGTGCAATAAAATTGATAGGTATACAATTTGAAACAATAGCTGGAAATAAGAAAATAGTAATGATAGATGGTTTACCTAATTATTTATATTATGAAAGTGATAATTGGCCTGAAGAAGGCCAAAAAATAATAAAAGATACAAACGCAGATGGTTTATTTTATCGAGCAACAAATTATAAACCTATTAATACTGGTTACACCTATGAAGAAGAGTTGAAAACAATAAAAAATATACAAAGTCCAGAGGGGTTTTATTATGAGTAATAATAACAAAGGTCTTATTTATGATAAACAAATATTAGATTTACGTGGGTTTCAATTGGATGCTATAAAAGAGAAGCTTTTTGAGAATACAGATAATTCTGAAGATATTACTTTAATAATAGATGAAAATACTTTTAATGAATATCCTATATCTGGAAAAGCAATAGGATGGAAAGGTTCTATTAAAGCGAAAGTCCATGGGTTTATAAAGATTGGAGAGGATGTAGAAGTAATTACTAGAGAATATTACGAATATCTTAAAAAAAGAGTAGAAAGATTGGAGAGAAAAATAAAATGACTTATTTAGACTTTATGGAATATGTTCAAACTAGCAATAAAACTCTCGAAGATAAAATACTTACAGATGTAAATACAAAAAGAATAGTAGATTGTGAAAAGCGTATTGTAGTAGGGTTACAAAAAGTAGAAAATCCAGTAAATGATGTAAATAATTATTATACAATGGAAGGAAAAAGGTCTAATGATAGAAGTGGTATTTTTGCTAATTTACAAATTACAGAGAAAAAAGAAGTTTGGCAAAAATATATAAAAGATTTAATAATTACAGATAATGGACTTTCTCAAGAAGTGAATGATAGTAATAAACCAAACAAAGAAACTAATATATTAAGAACTCTTGGAAATTCAAAAATAGATATTGCTTGTCAAGATGGTATTGCAATAGCAGCTTTTAACCATGATTCAGGAAAAGATTTAAAAGAAATAGGAGAAGATGGCTATAAATGGAAAATTAAATTTTATGATTTAAGGAAATTAAATTTATCAAATTCAAATAATATTACAGAAAATATGGAGCCTACAAAAGAAATAACTATTGTAGTAAATTTTGACGTTTATAAAAAAGTAAATCCTGTAGCAAGAATATATTATAAAAACTTTATAGGAAATAGTACTGTTGCAGAATTAAAAGAAGAACCAGAAATAGAAGAAGCTTATACAGAAGATTTAAAACCATTACCAGGTAATACTACAGCTTGGGAAGAACCTTATGAATTTAAGGATGGTTTTTGTTATGTAGATCCAGAAGTTACAGAATTTGAATATGATGAAAAAATAAAAAAAATTAATGAAACTAGATTTAAGAAACTTTTAAATTTAGAATCGTTTGATTTAACTAAATTAATAGAAGAAGGAATAAAACCTTTTGAAGATACAACTAACACTGATAGCTTTACAATGTATATAAGTAAAAAAACTTTTAATAAAGATTTTATTTCTGGTAATTCTATTGGTTGGAAAGGTAAAATTAAAAGAAAGGTTCCTAACTATATTAAAATAGGAGAAATAGTAACTCCTGATGTAGAAGCTTTTGAGGAATTAGAAAAAAGAATTAATAAAATGAAGGTTAAATATGACTTATAAAGAATTTATGGATTATCTTTTAAAACTAAAAAAACCAAATGATACTGTTTTTGATCCTAATACACCTATAGAAAATGCTCTTTATGAAACAGAGGTTGAACAATCTGTAGATGTTGTAATTAAAATTAGTGAGAATTATGATGATGAAATAAATAACTATTGGAATGAAGATTTAACAGAACAAGCTACACATAATAATATTACAGCTAATATATCCTCGAATTTAGATATAAATTTGATTGATGAACGTGATTATAAATATAATAATACGAAATATTTAGATAAGATACCAGCTATTACAAAATTTAAAAATATTAATGCAATGAGTTATCATATTTGTAATATTTTTGATGATGGGACATGTGAGCTTGCTGATAATATAGAAATTGATTTAAAACAACTTAATAAAATTAAAAATGAATTTAAATTCACAGTATTACCAAAAAATAAAATGATATATCAGACATCAAAAGCAAAAGATGTATATTCATTTACTAAACCTGCAGGGTATGCTCCTAGTTCTAATAATGGCACTATATATTATAAAGATGGAGTATTTAGAATTAAAGGTCAATTGCTGTGGAGTTCGAATGAAGGTTGGTATGATTATGACGTTCCTATAGAAAGTGTTCAGGATTATAAAACTATCTTCCAAATTCTTACAATGACAATTAGTTTTTATGTATATGAAATTGATTATGATATTTATAATCCTAATTTTACATATAATAATAGTTGGAAAACTTATTCACGTTTAAAAGCTTCAAATACAATTAATGGTGATGGTAATAGTAGTCTATCAGACAATAAAGCAGATTCTGCACGAGTTGGAGACATACCAGAATGGTCAAGATTTCCAGCTAAATATAAAGAACTAGATTATGAATATACTACTAAGAAAATTGATGGAAATATCACAAGAATAACAAGGAAAGTAAAAGTCAAAATGCCAATATTTTACGATTATTCAAATGGAAATTTAAATTTAGAAGGATTTAGATTATATCATCTTATTAATTTTTTAATAAAACTTTATCCAGATAGAGAACCAGAGGAAGCTACTAAATGTTTATTTAAATATGTTAATACTGATAGTTATACTTTAAAAATAGATGAACATACTTTTGGAGAAGAAAATTTAAATGGTTTGGTTAAAACTTTTAAAGGTAGTACAATTGGCTGGAATGGTAAAATAGAAAGAAAAGTTCCAAAGTATTATAAGACCGAAGATAAAACATTTATCACCAGAGATTATGCTGAATATTTGGAAAGACAAATACGAAAATTAGAAGTCAAAAATGGAATAAGTTAATATAGGAGAAGAAAATGATTACAGAAACAATATTTAATAGATTTAGAAAAAATATAATTTCTGAAGAATTGCAACTTCCAAGAGGAACAAAATCTGCTAAAATTATTTGCCATGCAGATTTAGATGGTGTTACTTCTGGAATTACAATGGTTCAGCATTTTATTAAACTTGGGATTCCAAAAGAAAGAATTACAGTAGAAATTGCTCAGTATGGTGATGAGAATACTCAGAAAGATGCTCATACACAAAAATTTAGAGCAGATAAAAAAGGACAATATGTAGCAGTTGTAGATTTTGCTAAACTTCCAAAAGTAACTCCTTTTAAAATTTGGAATAGTCTTTTTGAATTTAAAGGAGATGAAAAAAAACTTTTTTCTTTATTTAGAGCAGACTATGAAAATATTTCACAGGAAGAGTTCAATAAGAAAATGATTTCCTTTTATAATATAAAGGTAAATAAATTTACAGAAGGAACTTTAAAGAAATTACTTGATGCTTTAAAAGCATATACAGCTTTAAAAAAATATGCAGAAAAGAATAAGAAAAGTGATAAATTTAAATTCAGTCCAGTTAGCTTAGAAACAGTTAAAGAATATTCTTATCCATTAGTAAATCCAGATTTTGTTAGCGATCATCACAGTAATCAGCAAGGAGCTTTATCAGGTGGAAAGACTGGTGAAATAGCAGTAGAATCCCCTTCAGAAGCAGAAAATTTGGCTAAGAGATATGTTCATGGAATTTGGTCACCAGAAGATATTAAAGCTATTAGTGTAATCGATTCAGCTGGATATAATGAAGAACAGTTAAAGAATACTGTATTCTTGGAAAAGCATTTTAAATCAAAGAATAGGCATGATAGATTGGTAAATCTTGCTACTATTGTTTCTTGTATTTATGATAATCTTTGTAAGAAAGATAGAACTGCTGCTTCTTGGATAGTAAAAAATTCACAACCAAGTTTGGTTTCTTTGTATAGCACTACTTTGAAGGCTGCTAAATATAATGGTAAGAGATTAGAGTATGTAACAGCTTTGAAGAATGGTGATATAGAAAAAGCAAAATCTTTATTATCAGAAATTCCAGGAGAACTTAATAAAAAATATGATAGACGCGGAAATCCAGATAAATCAATAATGGGATTGGAAGATTGGAGAAAAAAGAATAAACAGGATGTAGAAAATGCAAAGACTGGCTATAAATCAAAATTGGATGATGAAAAACTAGAATCTATTAAAGGTAAGAGGGGAGATGAATTTAAAGCCATAAGAGATGACATTAAATCTAAAAAAGGAAAAATTGAATGTCAAAGAAATTTTGCAATCTTTGATGGAAATGATAAGAGAACTCAATACACAAGATATTTAACAGTATTGTTCTCAGATCATGGTCAGAGACAACCTTTCTGTTTGAGACGTTGGAATGGTTTCTTCCAGATTGCTAAATCAACTCTTTATAAAGGCACAGTAGATTTCTCAGTAGTAAATAAACACGTTCTTCAGGATATAGAAGAGTTCTTAAAGAAAAAAGACGTTAATGAAAAGAAGATTGAAATTGTACTTGATAAGATGAAAGAAACAAATGGTGGACACGCTGGCGGAATTTGGTCATTCTCTGGATTTGATGAGATTAAAGCACCAAGTAAAGTAACAAATGATACTTATTGGAAGGCAAGACAGATTCAAAAGAAAAATGCAAATTCAGAAGTTGCTAATAGAGTATTGGCAAATAGAGCACCAGAAATTGAAAAGTATGAAAAAATTAAGAAAGAATGTATGGCTAGAGCTATGAACTCTGCAATTAATTGGACTAATAAACTTTATCCACCTTCTGAGGAAAATTTAAATCTGTTAAAGACGAGTGATAAAGCATTTGACTACGAAAAAGATTCAAAATAAAGTGATAAAGCCAGGAAAAGCAGCCTGGCTTTATTTTATTGACAAAACGCTAAAAAAAATATAATATATTTTATATGAAATATTATATTTATAGATTAATTAATAAAAAGAACAATGATGTAATTTATATAGGTTATCATAAATATAGAACAATAGATGATGATTATTATGGTTCTGGAAGTTTTTTAAAATATTTTAAAAGAAAACTTAGAATTATATGGAAAAATCTTATCTATAAAGAAATTATTTGTTATGGAATAGAAGATGAAAATGATGCTTGCTTTTTAGAAAAAGTTTATATAAAAAAATATAGAGAAATGAATCAAGCAATCTTAAATTATCAATGTGGTGGAAAAACAGGAGAACATCCTAGCAAAAGAGAAAAAACATTGCTTTTTGAAAAAATTGACAAATATATAATTGAAAATGTATTATAAAAGTTAATTAAACGCTATATAAAGGAGAAATATGAAAGTAATTAAAAGAGATGGAAAACAAGAAGAGTTTAATGAAACAAATATCAGAAAAGCAATTAAAGCAGCTAACAATTCTGTAGAAAAAGAAAAACAAATTACAGATGAAAAAGTGGAGAAAGTTTTAAATTATGTGTTAAAAAACATTTCTTCAGAAGACAAAATAGAAATTGAAAAAATACAAGATTTAGTAGAAGATGGTTTGATGAAAGAAAACTGTTTTGAAGTAGCTAAATCTTTTATTTTATACAGAGAAGAAAGAGCAAAGGAACGTTTTAAAAAACTCACAATAATCAAAGAAATCAAAGAAAAACTAGAAGCTTCAAACGTTCAAAATCAAAATGCTAATCTTGATGAAGCATCTTTCGGTGGAAGAAAAGGAGAGGCAGATTCTGCTTTGCTAAAGCAAATGGCTTTGGATTATTATATTTCTCCAAAGTTTGCCAAGAATCATATTAATAATAGAGTATATATACATGATCTTGATTCCTATTTAATAGGAGAACATAATTGCCTTTCTGTCCCTATTGATGAATTATTAGCAAATGGTTTCAAAACAAGACAAGTGTTTATTAGACCAGCAGGTTCAGCAAATACAGCTTTTCAATTAGTTGCTGTATTGTTTCAGCTACAGTCACTTCAACAATTTGGAGGTGTAGCAGCAACTCACTTGGATTGGACTTTGGTTCCGTATGTTAGAAAGTCATTTATGAAGCATTATATTGTTGCTTATTTAAAAGATACAAGAGATTTCTATAGATTAAATCTTCCAGACATGATGTTTAATGATTATAAAGATGAAGGTGGAATTTGGAGAAATGAACTTGAAGATTGGGTTGATGAGCATAAGGAAAAATTCTTTAAGAAACTTAAATTAAAGAAAGAAGATTTTTATTTTGATAATAAAAAACTTAATAAAAAATATAGACAGGCTGCTGTATTTGATACAATTCAGGAAGTAAAGCAAGCTGCTGAAGGTATGCTTCATAATTTGAATTCACTTCAATCACGTTCTGGAAACCAATTACCATTTAGTTCTATTAATTATGGTACTTGTACAGAAGAAGAAGGAAGAATAGTAATAAGAGCAATTCTTGGAGCTACAATTAAAGGTGTAGGAAATGGACAAACTTCAATATTTCCTTGTCAGATTTTCCAAAAAATGAAAGGAGTAAATGACAAAGGTTCTAAAAATTATGATCTTTACAAGATGGCTATTAGAAGTACTGCTAAAAGAATGTATCCAAATTATTGCAATTGTGATTGGAGTAAAGATCAAGGATATAATGATATGGAATATAAAACAAATTTTATAAATTCCTTGACAGAAGAACAAAAAAATAATATTATTAAAGCAATAGAAAAAAATCCAGAAATTGGAGAAAAATTAGGATTATATATAAAGGAGGTTAAATGAAAGAATTAAAAGTTTTGGAATTTGATCCAAAAACAATTCCAAGTACAATGGGTTTGTAAGAATACTAGCTCATTTAAAACCCTCTTAACCTTGCTTAAAGGGTGTGGAGCCTGTGGTTCTGCTAACGGTTAGGACTTATAAAGTTAAGTTGAGACCGTGCTAAATGGAGATTAAAATGAGCGATATGAAAATTTATGTTATTACTAATAAAATTAATGGAAAAAAATATGTTGGGCAAACAATTAGGGATTTAGATAGTAGATTAAAAAGACATATAAACGATGCTAAAAAAGGTGATGACTTATATTTTCATAGAGCCATTTTAAAATATGGAGAAGAAAATTTCACAATAGAAGAAGTAGATACTGCGATTACAAAAGAAGAATTAAATAAAAAAGAAATTTATTGGATTGGTAAATTAAATACTTATGAAAATGGGTATAATTCTACTTTAGGTGGTGATGGTGGTAATACTTATATTAAAAAAACTGAAGAAGAATTGAAAATTATAAAAGAAAAAATAGCAAAAGCAAATACAGGTTCAAATAATGGTATGGCTAGAGCTATAAGATGTGAAAATAAAAAAACAGGTGAAATTTTATTATTTGAAACCAATCAAGCTTGTAGAAATTATTTTCACTCAAAGAATAAATCTTTTATAACAAAAAGATGTCAAGGAATTCTTAAAAGTTTATATAAAGGTGAATGGATGTTTTCATATAACTCCTAAATGTGTAACGACTATGGCTGATGAGTGTAAGCCAGTAGGATTGGAGATAAGCACCAATTCGAAACAGAGGGCTATCGAAAGATAGAAGATATAGTCTGGGCAATTAGTGATAATTGATAAAACTGTGTAGAACTTATAGTGGTTGGGATATAAATTGGAAAGAAGATTGGAATGAAGCTATAAAAAATATCGCAAATGGAAATTTTGATTATAATATAAGATGCTCTATGTCTTCATCACACATGAAAGATGGAAG